TAATGAAAGATAAATTAATGTGGGTAATTACCCTAGGTATTTTAGGTTTCATTGGGCTTGTAGTGATTGGAGAATATGCTTCAATGCTATTACAACAGTCTACAACAGGTGAAAAATTTGGAACTAACTCAGATGCAATAGCATTAGTTCAAAATGCATTAGTAGGGCTAATAGGAATTATTGGTGGATACTTTGCAGGAAAAGGAGATAAATAATGGCAACTAAAAAAGTAATAGAACCCCCAAAGAAAGAACACCCACAAAAAGCAATAACAAATATTCTTATGAGAATTCTGGCGGTATTTGCAGCATCAGGACTATCAGTCTTGGGAGCAGGAGCAGTAGTAGGAATTGATACTATGCAGGCTGTATTCTTAGCAGGACTATTAGGCGTAGCCACAGTTATTGAAAGACTGGCAAGAGCTTTTTTGGACGATGGAAAGCTAACATTAGCAGAAATTAATGAAGCTTTTAAAACAGTAGATAAAAAGGCTAATTAGTCATAATTAAGCATGTTTGACAGCCCTTTCCAGGGATGGTATACTTAAATATAACCTATCTGGAGAGGGCTTTAGCCATGACTTGTATTGCTGTAGTAAGACATGAAAGTAAAATTTATTTAGCTGGTGATCGTGGTGCTTCAGATGATGGAACTATTCTATCACTTACTGCCCCAAAAGTTTGGAAGCTTGGTCCATATCTAATTGGATATGCTGGTTCTATGGATGGCGAAAGACTTCGTTATAATTTTAATCCAGACATACCAGATATTCGTGATACAGATAAGTTTATGCAAACTAAGTTTATCAAACAACTCAAAAAGTTTTATACAGACTGGTGGGTTGATACAGGCAAAGATTCAGATTTTGGTTTAATTATTGCTATTAAAGGACAAATTTATGAACACAGTTCCGCAGATATGTCTTTATCAAAATATGATTTAGATTATTTAGCAATGGGTTCTGGTGCTGAGTATGCCTATGGTGCCCTTCACGCAACTGAAAAATCTAGAGACCCACGCAGACGTTTACAATTAGCAGTTGGAGCAGCAATTAAGTTTTCACCATCTTGTGCTGGCCCAGTTGACATTGTCAGTGTTTAGGACTATACTTAAAGTATGACTATTGATCAAGACTATGATGAATTTAACATCTGGCTAACTAATGGAATTGAGCGGGGATGGATAACAGAACCGTTCTGCAATACTCATGATGGCGATCCATATATGAGTGAAGAAGAAATAGAAGAGTGGGACCAAGGTGGCGACCCATGTCAGGTAGTAATTAGAATAAAGGAATAACATGAAAAAAGTAATTAAATTATCATCTATTTTATTTGCAGTATTATTTATAATCCCAGTACCAGTTGCAGTTAATGCAGCAGATACAAAGTCTTTAGTTATTGTTGATTCGTATTTTGATTCAAGAGTAGCATCTCCAAATGTATCATGTATTGTTGTTGAAACAAAAGCACCTTGTACAGACGTTGTCAAAAAGTTTCCAAGCTCTTTATCAGATAATTTAAATCATGGAAATGCCATGGTTGAAGTTGCTAAAAAGCAAAATACAAGCTTAAAGATTATTGCTTTAAGATCTTCACCAAGCCCACAATCAGATGTAACTTCAGCAACATTTATTGATGCTTTGCGTTGGGTAGATGCCAACTCTTCAAAAGTTGTTGCTGTATCATTTTCAAGATTTTTTAATCATCCTTCACGAGCATGTATGCCAAGTGCCTCAGCACCATATACAGTAGATGTAGCAGATAAAGAAATTAGAAATCTAATAACTTTGTTAAAATCTAAGGGTATTCCAGTATTTATTTCAACTGGTAATGCTCCCAAAAAGACAGTTGATTATCCAGCATGTATTACTGATACAAATTCAGTTACAAGCCCAGGAAACATATCTGATATTAATACTGATTTTTCTGTAGATCTTCAAAGAACTAATGGAGCAAACTTCATTTCTAATGTATTTGGTCTTATCCCTTTAACTACTTCTTCTGCTACAGCAGCAGTTGCTGCACGTTGGGTAAGCCTAAGTAATCTTCCTACAAAGTTAGTAGAGATTTACTCATAAAGGATTTGCCTCATAGCTCAGTTGGTAGAGCGCCGAACTGTTAATTCGGATGTCCCTGGATCGAGGCCAGGTGAGGCAGCAAAGGCAGGTATAATATTAGAATGAGCTATCATTTTGAAAAATCAGATGAAATTGGAGATCAGATATATGTATATAAATCTTTTCTATCAAAAGAAGAAGTAAAAAAATATTTAGATATTATAAAAAATATTAATCCAGAGCGTTGGATTGATGGGGTGCAGTTTGAAAAACCTGGAAGTGATACATTTTCAGATAAAGTATTTGGTAATATTTTAAAAAAAATGCAAGATGAAATAGTTCCAGATGGATTATTTTTAGAAGACACCCCAAGCATTACTAGAGTTAAACCTGGTACGGGAATGTCAGAGCATTCCGATGATTGTTGGCATTGTAAAAAAATAAAAGATCCAACTTTAGATTTTCCAGAAAAAATTTTAAAGAGATGTGTTAAATATGGAGTAGTGATTTACTTTAGTCAATTTACTGGCGGAGAGATATATTATCCAAATCAAAATGTTGTATTTACCCCAGAACCTGGTGATATGATTATACATTCCACAAATAAATATTGTAAACATGGAGTAAAACCTGTAATTGATGGAATTAGATATTCTATGGCACCATATTTAGTTGAGCATGTAAAAGAGTCAGATGCTCAAATAGCAAAAGAATTTTGGGATAATTATAAAATAATGCCTTTATAAAATAACAGTATAATTAATTAGTCCCTATACAGGACCTTAGAGATGGATTTAGTTACCCATTTATACGACCTGGCCTTCGTGCCTGAATTGCCTGTATAGGGCTTTAACATTTAGCGGTATAATAATTTTAATGACTGACAAAGAGTTGGTAGTTTATAACAAGCAACAGTTTAAAAAAAGACTGGTGGAGATTAAACAACTGTCTGGATGCGTTGATTGTGGAATAACAAATCATATAGTTTTAGACTTTGATCACCTTAGAGATAAAAAATATAATATTTCAAGAATGATTCACGATGGATTTTCTTGGGCAGCAATAAAAAAAGAGATTGCAAAATGTGAAGTAGTGTGTGCCAATTGTCATAGGATAAGAACACATATAAGGTTGACAGGGTAGTCTCAATTCTGATATAATAGAGTAAGTCTTAAAGACTATACAAAGGAGATTTAGCATGGCAGCAAAAGGATCATTAGAAGCAATCATTGAGGTTGCAAAAGCAGAGATTGGGACTATTGAAGGTCCAAAGGATAATGAAACAAAATATGGTAAATGGACTGGAGCAAACTTCCTTCCTTGGTGTCAGTCATTTGTTTCTTGGTGTGCATATACTTCAGGATTAGATCCAAAGAAATATCCAAAGTCAGCAGCAACAATTGCTGCATCAGACTGGTTTAAAAAGAATAATCGTTGGGCAGATGCTCGTAATGATGATCCAACTCCAGGAGACTGGATTTATTTTGATTTTCCAGATGATGGTGTAAATCGTATTTCACATGTTGGTCTGTGTATTAAAAACAATGGAAACGGAACGATTCAAGTTATTGAAGGCAATACTTCGGGAACTGCAAAGGGAGATCAAAGAAATGGCGGTATGTGCGTAGAAAAAACTCGTGCATATGTTAAAGATAATAAGCTAAAGATTGTAAATGCTGTTGTTGGTTGGGGTCGCCCAGTATATTTGGGGGAAGAAAATGCACCCTTATTGTCTAAGGTAGGGTCTACAGATGTAGTTGCTACTCCAGTGGTTAAGAAGGTGGCTACAAAGGCTCCAGTAGCCTTTAAAGCTCTTAAGATTGGTTCTAAGGGCGCAGATGTTAAGGTAATTCAGACTGCCCTTGGAGTGACCGTTGATGGCGAATTTGGCGAAGGAACTAAAAAAGCTGTAATTGCGTGGCAAAAAAAGAATCCAAAGTTAGGTGCAGCAGATGGTATTGTTGGTCCTAAAACCTTTAAAGCACTTAAGGGATAATCATGGAATCAAACAAGAGAAGTTTCTATAAATCAATTACTTGGCCAGCAGTTCATATTGGATTTGTTGGTACACTAGTTTATTTCTTTGAAAAAGCTATTACTGGAGAAGCTCATTGGGAGTATGCCTCTACATTTGCAATCATATACACAGGATGCGAAATGTTTGGATATTTTCTACATGAAAGAGTTTGGGCTAAGTTTGGAAAAAAGATAGACTAATGCCAGCATATGAATATAGATGTACTGGATTTTGTGAAGATACAATTTTAAAAGTTCGTTCAATTAAAGAAGACGATCCAGGTTATGATTGCGAAACTTGCAATCTACCATTGGAACGTGTATACTCTAATATAGGAGCAGTTTTTAACGGTAGTGGATTTTATTCCACTGATAATAGAAAGAAGTAGTATACTATGAATACCATGTTAGAAGCCTTAGACGAAAAAATTAAATGGTTGCTATCACCATTAGATCGCTGTGATTCTTGCGGTGCGGAAGCTTTAACTAAAGTTACTGGCTTAAATGGAGAATTGTTATTTTGTGGACATCATTATAATAAAATAATGAATGATTCAGATGGATATAAAAAAATGATGGGCTTTGCTATTACCATTATAGATGAACGAGATAAACTTATTGAAGATAAAGCGAAAGGTAAAGACTACTAATGTATGAATACTATGTAAGAAAAGTAGAGAATGTCGTAGATGGAGATACCATTGATGTTCTTATTGATTTAGGGTTTGATATCCTATTTGCATCTCGTGTTAGATTAGCTGGTATTGATACACCCGAATCTCGCACAAAGGATCTAAAAGAAAAAGCTCTTGGTCTTGAAGCTAAAGAGTATCTAAAGAAAGCTCTAAAGGATGCCAAATCTGTTGTAATTAAGACTGAAAAGATGGATTCATCTGAGAAGTATGGTCGCATTTTGGGCTGGGTATATATCAATGGAGACACAGTATCCCTTAATGACATGATGATTAATGATGGATATGCTTGGGGTTACCTTGGAGACACAAAGGTAAAAGATTTTGAGGCACTTGCTAAAGCAAGAAAAAAGTCTGGTAAGTAATTGAATACTGTATTATATTTTACAGCAGAATGGTGTAATCCTTGTAAGAGGACAAGACCACTTGTAGAAGAACTAAATAAAGATCAGTCTGAAACAAGGTTTTATATCATTGATGTTGATATTGAGATGGAAATGGCAAGCGATTTTAATATAAAGTCTGTGCCAACATTTGTTGTAATTAATAATAATCAGGAGATTCATAGGACAACTGGTGCCAAAACAAAGGTCCAACTAGAGGAGCTAATTAACTATGGAGATCAATAAAGATCCTATAGATAAAACTATTTTTGTTACAATAGCAGCATGTAATGAATATTTAATTAAACATACAATCAAAAGCGCAATTTTACAGTCTGGCAATCAAAGTAGAGTATTCTTTGGAGTGTTTAATAATATATTACAGAAAGAAAAATCTTTGTGGGATGATGAATTTTTTACAAATAATCCTCAAATTTTTTATACTGAGATACTTACGCCTGCGCCAATGGGAACAGGTTTTGGAAGAATGAACGCATCTCTTTTAGCAAATAAAGATTATGACTATGTTTTACAAATAGATTCTCATACAGTTTTTACAAAAGATTGGGATTTAAAATTAATAGAAAATTTTAATAAAGTTAAGGAAATTGCACAAACAGATAAAATAATTTTAAGTGCTATTCCAAGAGGAAATTTGTATTATAATGTTAATGATAGAGATACTCTTTTATCTTATGATGAAATCTTTGAAAAGAGTGGTATTAAAGAAATAGATCCTTATAATAATAATTATCATGAGCTACCAAACTATAAACTTTCAAGACCAGAAATAATACTTAATGGTTGGCAAGGAAATAGTTTTAGTCCACTTGATGTAGGTAGACCAATTACATATGGACGTCATGAATTTGGTGATGAAAAATATCCTGAAGTTAATTGTATACATGCTTCATTAGTATTTTTTAAATATTCCGTAATTAGGGAAGTTATGCACGATCCTGCGGACACTTTTCATGGTGATCAAATTAATCAAAGTTTAAGATTAATATCTAGAGGTTATAAAATTTTTTCAATGCAAGATCCACTATTATTGGTTTATGGTAAAACCGAACCAAATGATGAACCATACAGCAGTCAGCCAAAGCTAACAGATCCAGAATGGAACTATCGAAGCCCCTCTGATTGTAATACAGAATCTGGCTGGAAATATTTAGAATATAGCAATAAAATGTCAGAAATTAATTATAAAAAAATTTTTAATGGAGAATATTTAGGATATTGGGGCGCCCCAGATAAAAATTCTTTATTAGAAGCAAAAGAAAAAATGGGATTTGAGGAGTAAATAATGCAAAATAGCGAAGATGAGATCATTAAAGATTTAATTCTTAATGGAGCACTTGAGGTTGCTGGAGTTGACATGGAAACTGGAGAGCTATTATATAATTTTACTGAAAAACTTATAGAAGTAGATCCAAAACTTCATAATGAAGTTGCTGCAAATTTTTCTATGGAGACTATGGCATTATGGCAATATGGATTTATTTCTATGGATGTAACAGAAAAAAATCCAATTGTTAAACTTTTACCTAAAGCTTTTGATGTTGATGAAGTGTCTAAATTAAATAAAAACCATCAGCATACTTTAAAAGAAATAATTAGGCTCTTAGTGGTATAATGAAACAGTGATTGCTGTGGAATATTTAACTGGATCTTTATCTACTTTAATAGTATTATTTGTCGTAGCTAAATTTTTTTTTAAAAATGAAAATATAAATCAACCAAAAAATAATTTTACCTATAGTCAAAGTCATATACACGAAATAATTAAACCACTACTTTCTTCTGTAAAATTTGAAAAAAAGAAAATAAATCGTCAGTCAAGAAATCATGAAGAAAGAACCAATGTTAAGGTTATTATTCTTGAAGATAAAGCCTATTGGGTAATAGATAATATTTTCTATGTAGCAGATATTAATGAAAATGGTTTTGATAAAAATAATGCACAGGTACTTGACATCATAAACATGGATAGGGTACAATTAGATAAGATAATGTTTATCGTAGATAAGCTAAGAGACGGGAAATAAAGTGATAATTGGGGTTCAAGGTACTACTGGTTTTGACGACTATAATATATTCTTGAGGGCAATGGCAGTAGCTATGTCTGGAATTCCTCATGAAGATCCTTATTTTTATATATACTCTGCTGGACCAGCAAAAATTAATGCTATGGTTTCAGAGTTCTCTAATTTATCTGAAAGAGGATTAAAAGCAAGAGGTAAAAAGATTAAGTTTTACAATGTTGCACCAAGTTGGATTGAAGAAAACTTTGATTCAATTAATCATTTTGCTTTTTTAAGTAATCCAAAAGAACCAGTATCTAAACTGGTAGCAGTAGCTCAACACAAAAATATTGATGTTGGAATATATCGTCACTAAAGGAATAAAATGAATATTAAATCATTAGAAAAAATGGAATCAATCGTTGCATCTAACAAAAGTTTATTTTGGGATGGTTGGGATGTAGTAAATAGATACCAATCTGAAAGTGCAAGAACATCAAAAGACGGTGTTTTTTCAAAAGGTAGATGGTTTTTACAAAAAAAGTTTCCAGTAACTGAAGCTGGATGGAATATTCCAGATAAGTTTGTTAAGAATAATGTCTAAACATAAATGGAAAGATAGCGCATCTTGTTTTGAATACGATACAAATTTATTTTTTGAAAAGTATGAAGAAGAGGTTGATTTAAGACTAGCTATTGATGTTTTATGCGCTGGCTGTCCAGTTAAAAAACAATGTTTTGCCGTTGGTGTTTCTCAAAAAGAATGGGGAGTTTGGGGTGGAATATTTTTAGAAAATGGAAACATTTCTAAAGAGTTTAATCTTCATAAAACTAAAAAAGACTGGGCAAACATTTGGAAATCATTAACAACGGAACAATAATGTATACAAATGAAATGAAAAGAGCATTTAGATCAATTGATCCACCTAAAAATTTTAAAGTAACTTTAGTAGACCACGATCATTTTATTACTGTTAAAGCAAGTGAAAAAGATTTTTTTTCTTTAAATAGTGAAGATAAAAGAATTGCTGTTGAATATATGATTAAAGTTAAAAAAGCTTTAGAAATGAATGGAGCAATAGTCATGTTAGTTCGTGAAGGAGGAAAAGAAAGTGTTTGATTTTTTTGTATTTATTATTTTGATTACAGCTTTTACTTACCTAACGATTAATTCTTTTAAATTAAGAATAAAAAATCTTTCATTAACGCATGAAATTCTACAAGCATACATTGATAAAAATATTATTTCTGAAGAACTTAGGCTATCCCTTGAAAATAAAGTAGATGAAGAATCTAAGTCAAGGGATGACTTTTTAGTTTTCATTTCTCAATCTCGTGATTGGGCTTTTGATTATATTGAAATAACACAGGCTCAGATTAATAGTTTTATTAATAATGTTGGTCCAACTATTGATTATTTAGAACAATATGCTCCACCAATTCTGCTTGAAGAACAAAGATTAAGCATAATTGAGGGGTATAAAACTATCAAATCTATATTGCCAGAGGACTATGGTAAACTAGATACATGATAACTTTCAAGTCCTATCAAGATTTGGCATATGATGCCTTTTTTTCATGCCATGTTGTAGGTTGCAATCTTGAATCAGAAAAAATCTATGCAATAGAAACAAGAATTATAGATGTTTGCAAATATCATCATCAAGAACTAACGGAAAGAGATTATAAATGAAAGATATTATATTATCAACACTAACAGGTTTTGGATGTGGCATTGTTTTTGCTGCATTCAAATTGCCAGTCCCAGCACCACCAGTTTTTGCGGGAGTCGCAGGAATTATTGGTCTATGGATTGGTTTTACGTTACTAACCAATTTCATATCCTAGGAGGAAAATTATGAATGAACAAATTAAAGCACTACTAGCATCATACGCAAGATCTGTACTTGGTGCAGGAATCGCACTATACATGTCTGGGGTTACAGATCCTAAGACTCTTGCATACTCACTATTGGCAGCTGTAGCGCCCGTAGCATTAAGAGCAATTAACCCTAACGATAAGGCTTTTGGACGCCTTCCTGCAGTAGCAGAAGTAGATTCTGTACTAAAGGCTGCCAAGGTTGTTAAGAAAGCTGCTAAGAAGAAGCCAGCAGCTAAGAAGTCATCTGGTGGCTCTAAGCCAGCAAGCAAAACTCTATAAAATATAAAATAAGATTAACAGGTCAGGGCACTTGACTGGCCTGTTTTTCTATGCTATAATATTATTGTACTGCCTACGGGGGTACATTAATTTATTCGCTTGAAAGGGGAATAACATGGTAACACAATTTGCTATGGATCTATTTAATGATCCTTTTTTTATTGGCTTTAACAGAGAGTTAAGCCGTCTTAATACAGCACATAAGACAAATTCACACTCATATCCACCTTATGATCTTCTTAAATTAGATGAAGATACATACAGAATTTCATTAGCTATTGCTGGATTTTCCAGGGAAGATATTGATGTCTCAGTAGATAATGGAACTCTCATTATCAAGGGTGAGATTGTAGAAGTAACAGATGCTGAAATAGTTCACAAGGGTATTGCTGGTCGTAAATTTGTACGATCATTTGCTCTTGGAGAGTATATGGAAGTAACTGGGGCTGAAATGAAGGATGGTATGCTACATATTAATGTAGACCGTATTGTTCCTGAAGATAAGAAGCCTAAAACTATCACTATCAACTAACATTCTTGTGTGTCGGTGGACATTTGGGAAAGTGTAGGAAGCACACAAGATACACCTGAGCATGTGTTTAAAAGGCTCATTATTCACTCAAAGTTATGATTGCGTTAACCAATTTTACTAAGAATATAGACTTGAACACGATACAATATAATTATGAAATCTAAATTCATTGTTTTACCCATAGCATTGGCAATAATATCCAATGCTTTTTTTATTACTACTTCACATGCCGATAACCTACAAGGTGCTGGATCCTCATTTGCTGCTAACTTTATAGACAGATGTAGGATTGAATTTACTAAGTCTGGAGCAGACTCTGTTGGCTATAATGCCATTGGATCTGGTGCTGGAAAGAACATGCTTACAAACGGTGTAATGGATTTTGCTATGTCAGATGTTCCATACTCAGCATCAGAAATTAAACCATCAAAAGAATTTGTATACGTTCCATTGGTTGCAGGTCCAGTTGGGATTATCTATAGACTTGATGGATATAAAATTAATATTAAGATGAGCAGAGATACATTAGCCAAAGTTTTTGCGGGACAAATAACAATGTGGAATGATCCACAAATACTAAAAGAAAACCTAATAGGAACAAGAGTACCTAAGATACCAGAAACAAAGATTAGGGTTGTCTATCGCATTGATGGATCTGGAACCTCAGAAGTTTTTACTTCATACCTTAATGCTGTTGCTCCAACAATCTGGACAAAGCCAGGAAATAAAAATTTTGCTAATGCATTTCCTACTGATATTTCAAAGAGCGTTTATATGAATAGTGCTTCAGGATCACAAGGGGTTGCAATGGTTCAAGGAAGTACAAACGGATCTATTGGATACAATGAGATATCATACGCAAGGGGACTTAAAACGGTGTCTGTTGAGAATGAGGCTGGAAGGTTTATGCAGCCAACTATTTCCGCAGCATCAGTATTCCTTGGAGATTTTGTTCCAGATAAAAGCGGGGTAGTTAAGATAAACTATAAGAACCCTAATAAACTATCCTATAACATATCTACCTTTACTTATGGAGTAGCATACAAAGAAAAGAACTCAAAGAATGATTCAGTTAAAAAGTTCTTTAACTTTATGCTTGATACTTGTGGCAAGAAAGCTGAAGACCTTGGATACTCTCCAATCAGAAGCGCTATGCTTAAGTTTTCAAAGGCAAGGGTAGCAGAAATAAGTTCAAAATAGTAGTATAATATATAACATTCCGATTAAGACTTGAAGAGGTTTTACAACGGATGCTCGATGAAAAGAGAGTCAGCAGGCTGAAACCCGTGGCTGATAGACCTGAGCAGTCGTCTATAAACTGCTCATTTCTTATGCTATAATAATAGTTATGGAAGAATTAATTAATCTATTAAAAGTGCTGCTTGCAGATAATATTACTCTTAAGCTAAAAGCTCATGGATATCATTGGAATGTAGAAGGTGACGATTTCCCTCAATTCCACTCATTTTTTGGAGATATTTATGCAGACTATGAAGAAGCAACAGATACATATGCGGAATGGCTTCGCAAGTTAGATGCTTATGCACCATTTAAACTATCAAGATTTATGCAATTAAATGAAGTTGGCGAGCCTGATGTTTCTTCTGATCCAATGGTTATGTCTGCTGATTTGCTTATGTGTAATGATATGGTTCTTGCTAAATTAGTAGATGCTTGTGATATGGCCACAGCAAATAGACAACATGCTCTTGCAAATTTCTTTGCAGAGCGTATGGACCAACATCAACGTTGGCATTGGATGCTATCAGCATCAGTAAAAGAAGTGGAAATGGACTAATGTCTGAAACACCAATGGATGTTTCTTACAATGCAATCGTAACAGATCCAACTCCAGCAAACCCATCACCTCACATCAATCCATCTGTTGGAATGAAGAAGCCACAATATATGACAACTAATTCTGGTAGACCAACTGGTTCTGGTATTCATAATAAACCTGGTGTAGATATTTGGGCTGGATCAGCATTTGGAAAAGCAGAAGCATCATTGCCAGAAAATCCTATAATGCCTACAAATACTTACCAAGGCTGTGACTGTGCTATGTGTGAAGAGCAACAAATTTCTTGTGCAAGTTGTCCACTATGTAGTGGTTTAGACGCAGAAACCCAAATGGCCATGTTTGATTCACAAATGGGTAAATCAGAATATTGTCCAGATATAGAAAAGCAAGCACCATGTTGGGATGGATACACTCAGCGTGGTATGAAGCCAGGAGATAATGGTCGCATGGTTCCTAACTGTATTCCAGTAGCCAAAATGGATAATCCAATTGTAGAAGGTGATTTTGTTATTGCCATGACAACTGAAGGACCTGTTATTGGTCAAGTTGAACATGTAATGCTTGAAGGTGGAACTTATGGTCAACCAGGAAATCCATACGCAGTTGAGTCTACACCAGAAAATCCAGCAGTTGCTGTAAGAATGTTAGAAGAAGATGATGGTGTATATTATTACACACCTTATTCAATCGGAGCATTGATGTCTGATATTGCCAGAATTGATATGCCAAATATTAGTTTAGAAGATTATGAAGATGAAATTAAAGTATCTAAAGCTGATGGATACTCGCCACCCGCAGGGGCAAGATCTGCTGCTCGTAGAGCAATTAAATTTAAAGAAGATGGAAAGGCTACTGGTGCAGGAACAGCAGTTGGTTGGACTCGTGCAGGGCAGTTAGCAAGAGGAGAAACTTTATCTCTTAGTACTGTTAAAAGAATGTACTCATACTTCTCACGCCATGAAGTAGATAAGAAGGGTAAAGACTGGGGCAATACAGCAAACCCATCTAATGGTTATATTATGTGGTTAGCATGGGGCGGAGATGCTGGATTCTCTTGGTCAAGAGGAATTGTTAATCGTGAAAAAGACAAAGCTTTATTTGCTGATTTTGGAAAAGATTTTACAAGAGATACCAGAACAGACAGGTTGTTCCGATAATGCCAAAAAAGAAGTCTCAATCATTTAATGCAACACAAATCAAAGATGGATGGATTGTTAGACTATATAAAGATGGCAGAATTAAAGCTAAAATAGCTTTATATGAACCAAATCACCCAAAGAAAAAATAATTATTCAACTATAATTTTAGCTTCTACCAATTTGTCATAAATATTAGACATCATTAAACCAAGACTCATTTGACTTTGCTCTATATTCTTGTCAGCTTCTGCTTCAGACATTCCAGACTGTAAGCAAAATTCTTTATTATCAGCGTTGATTGAATCTAGCATAATTGTTAGTGCATTGTTTTTATCCATAGTTATATTATATACCTTTCATTGTTAAAAGTCAAGCCACTTAGCCTAACTAGAGCGAGTGACCAGAATCGAACTGGCACAACCAACTTGGAAGGATGGTGCACTACCATTATGCAACACTCGCTTAGTACACCAGATAGGACTTGAACCTATGATAGCCGAATTATGAGTTCGGTGCCTTAACCAACTTGGCTACTGGTGCCCGTGTCCCCCTGGCAAGAATCGAACTTGCGACACATGGCTTAGAAGTCCATTGTTCTATCCACTGAACTACAGAGGGTAATTTATTTAATTATTTTGCTGCAATAATTCCTAATAAAAAACCAACTATAGTGGAAAGAAAACCAACCGACCAATAATATGTAGATATTAACTTATCTTGAATTATTTTATATTGAATATCTTTTGGAACTTCAATAAACTTATTATCTCCAAGATCAAGTAAATACTTATTCATTTATGCTCCTTAGAATGTCTATATAATGTATCATGTGCAAAAATTCCTTTTCTAACTTCTAATTCTTTTTTACATACTGGACAAATAACAATTCTATTCACCTTGATCAACTCCATATGTCATCTGAATATAACAGACTATCCAACCACAAGCAAACGTAAATAATGGAAATAATACTTTCACTAGTAACCTCCTAAACATTCATTTCTTGTATGATATAAACGTATTTTCATTAAAAGTTTGCGGGTATTGGCATTAATAAGTTCTCCACAAGCACCACAGTTAACATCCCATTCACCAGAAAAGAAGTCATATCTAGCACCATATTTTTGTTTAGCATATTTAGCTATGCGAAAAACAGTAAATGGGTCAGGGATTTCCATGTTGATCATATCTTAAGTATACTCTTTTTAAGATTGAAAGTCAAGTTGTATTGGAAGAAGATATCTAACTTCATCAATAATATAATATTTTAAAGCAGTGTTAATCATTTCAGTAGCGTAGCCTTCGCTTGGAGTAGATGAAAAATAAACTACATAATAAACTTCTGGATGTAATGATTTTATTAATGATCCATTAGCAATAGCTTTTTTTACATTATCAGTTCTTTTAGCTCCTGGCCTTTTGCCTTCGCCATCAAGCCCACCTTTTGCTTCTACATACTCAATCTTATCCCAAGGATGTTGGGTAGCAAGAAAGTCTATCTCACAACCAGCATTTTCAATATAAACATTTGACTGAATATCACTAAAACCCCTATTAACCAAATCTTGATATACAAGTTCTTCAAAAGCATCTCCTGACTTTTTAGATTCTGATTGAAAATTCATTAGTATAGTCTTCGTAACCAAGAATCTGAAGTTAATTGATCATAAGTATTTGGAGAAATATTAAGCTGAGAGTCTATCCACCAGTCTTCTGTAAATAATGAAGCAACAAGTGTATATCCATATGAATATAAAATTTGTCTTTGAGCATCTCTATCTTTTTCATAGTTTTTATCAAAATGACCAAGATGTTCTATAGACATGGTACTAAATCTATATCTTCCAAGTGGAATATTAATAAGAGCAAGAAGATTTGAATGAGGAATAACATCATCTACATCAACCTGTAAAAAATCTATTCTTTTAGGAAAATTATTTTTTTCTAAATATTCATCCCAGTTAAAAGTAAGGGCATTTCCTGCAATACAATCACTAATTCTATTTTCTTTATAATCTTTTACAAAATGATCTTGTATTTCAATTCCTACACCCTTCCAATTAAATTCTTTTTCTAACATATATGTTTGATTCCCATCACGCCAGTGTGATGCACCAACCTCAATAAAAGTTCCATCTCTTTTTTCATCTAAAATTCTTAAAGCAAAAGCTGCAGTTCTTGTAGAATGTTCATAAGGAAGGATTAAGTCTTCTGTCATAATTTTTTTAGTAGAAACAGATTTACCAGTTGCATAATCTATCATTTCTTGCTGAGTTGATTTTTTTATATTCATTACTCTTTTTCCTTTGTTTTTATGACTGGGTCTAACCTATCCCAATATCCACCTTTATTACCAACATATACCTGTCCTGTTTCGCTATCTAATAACAACCACTTTGCTGGTACACGAGTATGCACTTGTAAGTCTACAGGTTCATCTAGTTCTTCAAACTCAAAACTATTACGCACTTTAAGAAAGGCTCCAAAACTTTTTTTGATCTGGAATATCTGCGGGATCTAAAGTTTTAATACCAGATTTTGCATATGCAGCACGAGCATCTGCATTGTTTTCTATGGCGAGAGTAACTCTTGAAGCAAGTTTGGCACCAACTTCTTCTTTAAATTTATGCGAATCTTTATAACTTCCAGGATTCATAATAAGCCTACTATATTTAACACCAGCAGCATGTAAAGATCTAACTGTTTCAGCTCTTTGAGATTTATTTCTACCTGTTACGATAATTTTTATTCCAGGCAGGGCATTTACATAATCAATAACACGCTGAATCGGTTGAGTACCATTTCTTAGTAGGGTATCATCAATATCTACAATAACGCTCAACCTTTTCTCCAATGCATAAATGATTTGATGTAGACAACTGTGTATGCAACAGCTGCAAATATAAATCCGTATTGATCAGTGGTCACTGCGTAGATAATCCACAAGCATTCGTTGAATATGAGCCATAACCATGCCCATTTCTTTTTACGACCTACAAAGTAGATACCTGTAACGCCAATTGTTGCTAATACCCATGACCACATTTATGCACCAATATTTTTCATAGATAAATCACATGGGCAGATAATAGATTCAGGTAACTCATGTACCTCTGTTTCAATTGTAATAATAGTGCTGCAATCTTCACATTGATAAATCTTTTTCATCGGTAAACCCCCATCATGATTTCTTCCCTTATTTTTTCAAGCTTAGTTTCATGCTTACTTTTATAAGGTTTGGCTTTGATTCTTTTTTTATTTTTTAAGGCTCTTTTAGCTTTATGCTGGGATACCTTGTTATTTGATTTTCTCATGTATTAATCATATCATATGTTAAGTACTTATTCAACTATTCTTTTTCCCAATATGGTATACCATCTTCATCGTAATCGTCCCAAGATGATCCCTCTAAATCTTTTTTCATTTCTTCAATATCAATTTCGTAGTATGTTCCCCACCATTGATAAGGCTTATTTAAAATTACCCACATTTTTGCGTGGTATTTATATCTAAATCCTAAATTAGCATCTAATTCATCATCGTAATTAAAAGCTTTAACTAAATGATTACCAGCTAAACCTCCAAGAAAATTACCTATCCATCGTAATGGAAATATTTTAGTCTTCTGATGTTTCGTTATATGATTTAACATCTTTTTCCCACACCAATCTGCCGTCTTTATAGACAGGCCAATAGCCTAAAGATTTCCAGTCCATGCGAAGTATGCTTGATTCTTTCATACTACAAGTGTAGCAGTTTATAAAGTTTAAGTCAAATACAAATTATGCGTTTGGATTAATGATAGACTTTTTACCAGAAATTAGCTCTTCAATAAGGTTACAAATTACAGCATATTCTTCTTCAAAAATCTTTTGAGATCTTCCATGGCCAATGCCAATTGGTCTTCCTTCTCGCTCTGCTGCCTCTTTAACGCCTTTTTCTGAATCATAATTTAATACTGTGCATTGATACCATTTAGCAATATAGCCATCTTTATCAATTAGATACTTTTCAAAGTTTCCACCCTGTTCAGCTCCACCAGTATCCATATTTAGCCAATATGAATAATATTCTTTTTTATTTTCAATGCCTAATTCTTTTTCTTTATTAGCTATATTTATCATTTGCTCTGCAACTTGCTTATAGAGATCGTGAGTTTCTTTTCTTGGTTGACCCAAACCATTTACTGTTGCATCTCCATTGTGAGGACTAATTTCGTTAACAGAAATATTAGGATTTGATGCTACCATCTCTGAAAATTGAAAGGTTGTTCCATAAACATCTCTACCATAATTTTGTGAATCAGCACCACAAGTAATTCCTTGTGACCACTTTCCATGAGTAATTCCTGGACCGCAATAATCGTTAGTAGGAATAGCAATAATTTGAAAGTCATCTCCTCCATACTTATCTTGAAGACGTTGCAGGATTTCCATTTGATTTGCGTTACCACAACCTACTGTTGTGTTCACTAATAGACCAACCTTGCCTTTAAATTGATCTAAGAAATTAGGGGCCTCATCAGCCGAAAGAAGCGGGATATCATAAATAGGTTTCATATGAATATTATAACACACATTGTAAAAAGTTTTTAGCATAAAAATATTATTAATTAATATCCATACTTTTATCCCAAATAGTGAAACACTTTGTACACTGAATTCCTGGCTCTCGCATATACCATTTATGGTCACAATCTAACTGGTAGGTATGAGTCTTATAACCTTTTTTCTTAGTTTGTTGTCTAAATTTTCCATTTGGATCATGAAGATGACAAAGACCACTAGTTCTCCATGACTCTACTATAAATGGACATGGTTTTTGTTTCTTCGTAATAGCTGAACACTTCATATACCAATATTACACTATTGCTAATGGTATGTCAAGCACTATTTCTTTTTGGCTGGGATCTCATAATAAACATTTTATAACAATCTACACAATAGGTAGAGTTAGGAAGTACATGAGTGCTATTTGGTTTCTTACAAATAGTACATGGTACGCCAGAAGGATATGTTTGTTTCATTTTTGTCCTATTCTTTATTTATATCAGTGTGAACTTGAGGTTTAGACTTTATAGGATTTGGAGATTTAGCGGGGTATAAAAAGAATATCCCCATACTCCCTATAACAACTATAGAACATAATAGACCTATAAGGCTCATGAGGATAGATCCATCTTTAGATGAATTTTACATACACTTGACATAATGTAGGTAGCACCAAGACTTACTAATTGATCATAGAGTGATGGCCTATCACAGTAAAAACATTTGTCATTTGTTGTCATAGATCCATTGTAGCATATTGTCCTTAAAGTTCGGCGAAAATAGAGGCAAACAAACCACCCTATGCCCTACACGGGCAATATCGGTTAATATTCCAGGGGATAGAAATCTACTGTATAATTAAAAAGATGAGCACTATAATACTATATGGAAACCCTATAGCACATTGGTTAGAGGCATTAACAAAACACTCTAACCTTTGGTCTAACATAGATGGAGAGCATAGATCTTTAATTACCACAAATAATGATAAAATAAAAAGCATTAAAGATAAGATCGTAATCCCTTTACAAGAAAATGACATCCTCAATTGTCCATTTGAGTGTCTTAAGCCTGATAATGAAACTATTAAGATTTTTAAGAATAAAAAACAATTTAAAGAGTTTTTAAGAACAAATAACATAAACAACTATCCACAAGACTATACTGTTGATAATATTGAGTTCCCAGTAATCTTAAAAAGAACTGATTTGGTAAAGGGCAAAGGCGTATTTTTAATAAATGATATGGAAGAATTAAAGTTAAACCTATCCAAAGCAATATTTAAAAATCAAGAATATATAATTGAAAAGTATATACCTACAGATTTTGAGCCTGTGACTTGGATGATTTGTAAAGATGGAGAGGTTTTATGGAATAAATCTTTACAATGGTCAAAGGAAAATAGCCCAATCATTAAACTTGGTGCTGAAACAGGGGGTATTGAGTATAATCCTGATGAAGAAACCATAGCCCTATTTAAAAAAATAGTAAAGATATCTAACTATAGCGGTCCTATTACTGTTAACTATAAGATGTTTGATGGTAAAGCTATAATCTTTGAGGTAAATCCAAGACTTGGTGGGACCTTGATGCTTAATGAGAATAGACATCTACTCATAGAGGCAATAAACCTGATCATAAATTTGCAGGGTAAGTAAAGAAAAACCAATTACTCCTATAGTAAACACCTATTCAAAGTCTACTTGAGTCTCAAAGATACTATTGTCCATATCATCATCCATAGCCCCACATACTGTGCATGTGATAGAACCATCAAGGTCTAATTCATAGTTACATTCGTGTGTCATGTCAAACAGATTACCTTCGTAATGTTCATATTAGGTTCTTCACGCATGGCTATAGCTTTAGCTTCTTCTTCTGATGTGGCAAAGATCTCAAGATCAAATGCTCTGGCATAGTCCAATAGGGATATTTTGTATATGTTCATAATCTAATTATAGCGGAGATAGGATTGTTTGTCAATATAGGTTCCGTGCAAAAAGTTATCCACAGGTTTAGCAGTTATGGCTACAGCCACATATTGTACAAACACTGTCTTGGATAGTACAATCATCACACCAATCAGGAGGAATTTGCTTATATCCTGGGATCTTTTCTTCGGTTTGTTCTGTCATATACCAAGTATATCAAATAGTTATCCACATGTTTATCCACAGATAAATGTTACTGATTGTTTAATTAGATAGGGTTAAAGTGGAGTGAAGTGGAGGATAGTGGAGTATAGAGCATTTTTAAGAGGGCGTCGTAAAACATCCAAACCTTCAAACCTTCCTACCACATATCCAAACCTTTGTCAAACCTTATATCCCCATAGCCCAATAGCGCATTATATACCAAACATTAGTGTTTGTCAAGTATATTTTGTACCAAAATACTATGACAATTTCTGGCAAATTTGTCGATATTTCGTAATAAAAATATATAAATGTTTTATAAAGTTTTAAAAAGAATCAAGAAAGTTATTGTTTTATATATGGGTGTTTTACTATAGGGATTTGGTATCAGATGGTTTGATCCCCTGCAAATTCCAGGGATTTTTTTACCGCCATCGTAATGTTTTACAGGATTATTTGACACCGCTAGGGCGGGGGATTAGTGAAGAGCAAGCATAGCTATAGCTATAACAAACACCATAGGTATAATACAAGATAAAACAATATGTAAAGGTTTAAAAGGTTTGTTCATATGCTCATGAGTATGAGAGTCATCATGATTATGATGTTCTTTATGGCTTGTTGTACCATTATTAAGAAAATAAGGTCCACCAGCTTTTGAGAAATGGTTTCTTGCCATATACTTATTATACCATCGTAAAGTTGTTTGACAAACAAGGTTTTATATGATATAAGGTTTGGGGAAAAACATTGTTTGATCGTAATCTTATATTTAAAAAGATTCCAGCGATTTTTTAGAGATCATCGTAATGTTGTTTGGAAAAATGTTTGTCCAATTTGATATGGTTTGATATGATTTCCTAGGCATTTTAGGCATGCAAAAGGGAGAGGCATTGCAGCTGCCCCTCCCAATTAACTACTCTTGATTTGGGTCGTCTAATTTCTTTTCATAAGCAATATCCAAAACAGCAGTTAGATTATCTGCTCCTTCGATATCCTCTTCTGAAACCATAAGTGCTTTAAGAAAAATCTCAAATGTTTCGTTGATATATTCCTCTGACATTGGAGTTCCAGTTACCAAACCTTCAGCAATAAAATATGCTAAAGGCAATCCGACATCATTATATTCTACAAATGTTTTTAGGTCTTCATCATCTCTGAAGTCAATCCAAAACTGACCAAGTATTCCACATCTGTCTGCGAAAGGTATTGCCATATTTATTCTCCTCTGAGTTCTAACATAAGTTTATCATACTCTTCCATTGCTGTCAAACCAACAACCTCAAATCTATGATAAACAATAACGGGTAAGTTACGAACTAAATGAAAACCAACTGACTCTAAGTCCATAGAGAAGTCCTCAGTTAATAGTTTGCCAATCTTTGCTGCTTGCTTTTGTTCTTTAGTATTTATTGGTGGTCGTCTTATACTATAAGCCATAGTTACTCCTCTCTTTCATTATACCCGAAAAAGGAAGGGAGAGCAAACCCCACGCCTGCTCCCCCTGTCCTATTAGCGAGAGGTGACCCGTTCCCCTTGCTTCAGTGCGGTAAGACTGGTATTATCGACAAACTTACCATTCTTACGAAGTACAAGTCGTTGTGATTTACCGTAACGAGTATCCCATGTCTCAAGGTATGGGACGGTCTTTGCTTTAGATTTCTTGGCCATTATATTACTCCTTAGTTAGTTAGTGTTAGTGTAGGTTTGTATGCATTAATAAATTCTTGCCATCCGATAACATTTTTATTGTCATCAATAATAGTTTCCCTACCCATATCAATAATCACGGTTGTATCGCCAAGGTCCTGATATATATCATTAATAGCATAAATACCAAACCCTGTTGAATCAAGCAATGAATCCTGAATAAGATAACTAATCATCATGCGGGTAAAATAACTCATGTCACTCCAGCGGGGCTTTGAGTGTTCAAGGGCCATAGCAATATCTCGCTGCCACTCTCCTTCTCCCCAATGGCTATAGAGGACCACATATCCAGTGTCTTCTGTGTCTTTAAATACATAATGAATTCTTGCTCCCATTATTGTCCACCCTCTTCGTCATAACATCCGCAGCATTCAACGCAGATCTGTTCGTCATCTTTGTAGCAGTTAGGGCACATATACTCTGACATATTCATATCAGGGTCCTTGCACCATTCACATATGGCAACGCATAGTTCATCAAATGTATACTCAGATAAGCGCTTATCTAATCTATTCGTCTGTATCGTCATCATCTTCAAACATTGTGTCAACTATGTAGTCACGGTTAGTCATCCACTCCAGTACATCGTCTTGATGTTGCTCTGCTCCATACTCTAAAGAGAAGCCTTGGCCAGCAGAAACAGCCTCGCAGAGGTGCTCCCACATTTGATCTTTAGTTACCTTAGCCTTGTATGTTTCATCATCTAAGATATTGCCAATTGTAGACCAAGTCCATAGCCAGACTAATGACAGACCAAGGTCCGTGGTATCAAGAATCTCTAAACACTTATTTAATTTATCTTTGTCATCTGGTTTCATTCGTCATCCTCATCAATAAATTTAACAGTGATTGATACTACTCTGTCATCCTCATTAATTTCAGCATAGACAGGGTAAACTCCGTCACCCCAGCCAGTATTAAATACAATTGCTTTACCCATACCTAAGTCACCATAGGCGCCTTCAAGTGTAGCATTACAAGCACCTAAGTATCCATACTCGCCTTTGTGTTCAGTATGAGACTCAAACTTATCTATCTTGTCATCCCAAGCCTTCCAGCCTTCAAGGTAACAAGGGTCGCCAATCATTGCTTGACCTGAGTCAACAGTGAATAAGCCAATCATTTTTTCAGTCATTGTGGGGTTCCTTTTCTAATTGTTGTAAGTCTTTAATCGTAGCACATTCTGGACAGAATAGCAAATCTGCAAACTTATCATTAATAAGGTTATCAGGATCCTCTATCTCAGCATTGCAGGTTTCACAGTAAAAGTAATTAGCGCTTATCTGTACTTGAATAGTAGTGTTAGGAGGGCAGGGTACCTCAGTAATGAAGTATCCCAATCTATTTACAAATGACCAACCATTCCATATATAGGTACCGCCATCATCTCCATCACCATAGGTCCAAATACATTCAGGATTAGGATAGCTTTTGATAAACTCTACCTCATCGCCATATGTCTCAAACATCTCTCCATTAAAAGAGGAGTTTGTGTCTATATGGTTTTTGATTGGTTTATATGTAGCACACCATTCATCATCAGTCATCTCAATAAAGTTATCCATTGTTCTTTATCCTGTCGCTAATGGCAAAGGCTAATGCATATGTTAATTGATATACTTTTACAAAGGCGTCTAACTTACCTGATACATACTGATATTCAGAGACATCTTGTAGTTCAGATAAGTTTTCTAATTCTTGTTCACATTCATACATTAAGTTTTTTAGTTCACCGTGCATAATGTTTGTACCAGATTCACCTAAGTCAATTAACTTTTGAAGGTGAAGCGGCAAGATAGTGCTATCTAAACTATTCATTAATATACTCCAATAGGTGATCACAGGTATCTATTGCTCCCATATAAAAAGAGTCTGATTCAAAGTACTCATCATCGGGAATCTCAATACCCTCTTGTGCGTCTGCCATATCTTGTTCTAAAGATATCTTATGAATACGAATGTATTCGGTTAGTGTTTTTAGGTCCATATATTAATTATAGGGGTTTGAATTGATTTTTACAAGAGGAGCAGGTGTGATACTGGTCACATCACTATGGGATGAGGCAAAGATAGAACCTGGTAGGACATGTGTGTTTAATTTAATAATGGCCTGGTGAGGGCACGGGCAAATCGGGGTAGCAATATATTCATCTTTCCAATAAGTAGTAATCTCCATAAGAGTATCACACTCAGTACAAAGAAACTCATGCTTAGTCCAGTGGTTTGAAAACATTAATTCTCCTTACAAATATCGCATAGACCTTCTATACAACATATAGATTCTACAGAACACCACTGACACCAATCAGAGTTTAGATCACAGTTCATTAGTCAAAGTACCCTTCTGCCCATAGGCCTTGGAGAAACTCCTGAGCCTTCCAAAGATTATTGTATAGCCAAGGGTCATCGTCAGAATTCACGGTAGTTAGAGCAGACTGAATAGCACTAACCATTTCATCTAAATCTTTATTAGAATATCCTAACATAGGTAAAATTCATCCTCTTCCTTATATCCATAGTATTCGTTATATGATTGTTTTAGTGTATCAGGAGCGTATGACATAAATCGCCATTCAGCATACTCACTACCCTCATCTAAATTGTTATCATTCCATTGCTCAAAGAGTTCTTGCTCAATATCTGTTTGAATTGCTCCAACTATGTGTTCGCCTAATGTATCTGTAAATGGTTCTATTGTTTGGGTCATACATATTCCTTTTCATAGGCAGGTAGTGATGTTACTACCAATTCTAATATTTCGTCAGGGTATCTGTCAAGTACCCAATTAAGAGCCTGTCCAGCAGTCTTAAAGTCAGAGGCAGTAGTGCTCTCCCCATATCCTTGAATAGTTGCTTCCCAGCAGTCAACGCCACCAGGAGAGCAGGAGTAGTTCATTTCATATATTGCAACTTGTTGGGTCATAGATTAATTTTAGCATTTCAGGGGAAAAAAGTCAAACATCGTAATCGAAATTCTGGGAAAATGTTATGTTCATCTTAATAATGATTTGGCAAAAATATAATTTTTCTAGGGGATTTTGCGATCTGTATCGGACTTGAACCGACGACCTCTACCGTGACAGGGTAGCGCTCTAACCAACTGAGCTAACAGACCAATAAGGTGAGCAGTTTTAAATCTTGCTCAGGATTTTTTTGTTATGCTAAAGACATAACATTTTGAACTACTTTTAGCAAACGATTTTTTTCTGCGTTAATAGCAGGGTCAAAACCACTTGCGCTTGCGAGAATAGATTCATTATTCCCGCCACGAGCAGAACGATACCAATCAAGGCGTTCGGTTAGCGCATTAAACGCACCCCACGCATTACCAGCAATCATACCATTAAACTCGCCTGTATAAATATCGTTGATAACATCAACTTTATTTTCCCACTTTTTTAGTGAACCCTTAGAATCCTTGTCTGGCTTAGGATAAGCAGCAAGAATGATGTCATTGAATGACTTAGCAGAAACTTCTTTTTCAATCATAGCCTTAGCCATAATATCGAATTCGTCCATATAAGCATTAGCAAGACCAAGAGTCTCACGAGCGATTTGTACTTTGCCATTAGCAGTTTGAGTATGGCGAATCTTGAAAGATTGCTTGATACCCTTATTTTTCTTACGACCTACACCACTAAGAGCAAGGTTAAGAGTATTAGCGCACACTACACGAACAGGAGTAATTGAGGCTTGAATCGCAATCGAGCCATCGTGTGATGTGTTAATAAGCAAATAAGTTTTTACCTTATCATTTACACCATTAGGGTCAAGAATTGTTTCACGCTCTAAGGCAAGTGCGCCAAATACTACACGCCCACCTTTAATTGAGCCAGCAGTTTCCCAACGACCACCACCGTCAAGAATATTATCACCGAATGAAAATAAATCCTCATTTTGTAACGGGTGATAACGCTCACCAACTACACCCAAAACATCTGTTTGAGTGTTATCGGTAGGATTAGTACGCAAAACATATTGGTATGCCTTGTCGCTTGTAAGATGTGCGGGAGTTTCTAAATCCTCTAAACGAACATTCCACCCATTAAGATTTGCTAATGAAAGCATTTCTGATGTAGTTTTTTCTTCTGTGAATACAGTTCCCAATCCGTGCCAAGCAGGTTCTCTGAATGAGGCGAATGAGGTTTTACCATTTTGTGTTTCTAAGTCGTGAGCCACGATTTCCTTCTTTCTGTTGTTGATAATCTAATCATACACCCGCCCACCGACAAAAGTCAAATCGTATAGGTAGACATAGGACAATCTGGACATTTTTTATGTAATCTTAATCACAGCTTATAAACTTGACAAAATATAAAAAATCCCCCTAGGAAAATCTTGAGCAGTTTTTAGACTGTGCTCAGGTCCATTATTAGTAGCCCCCTACTAAATATCTATCCTATCAATTGATGATGATAAATATTGAATTGAGTCTGAGTTATAATCAACGGTATCAAAATCAATATCGTGAATTGCATTTTGTGCATCCTCTTCAGTGCGAGCATTAACAGTAATAGAATACATAACTGTAACTTCAACTTCGAATTCTTTTGTTAACTCAAAGCCCATTATTTCTGCAATGGCCTCTGCTTGCTCCTCTGTTATATCTTTATTTTCTAATTCACAAAGAGTCCATTCCTGCATTGCTTCAACCATACGATTGCGTTCTGCAGAATCAGAATATGAGCGCTGAGTTACTTTTTGAATGTGTTCTGTTAGTTCTGCTATTCGCAATGTGGCCTTAGCCAGTCCATCTCGCAAGAATGTTTCTGTTGCTATTAGTGTTGTATCCATTGGGCTACCCTATTTCCTGTGTTAGTTGATTCATTTCTTTAATTGTAGCAACCATATCTGACAAATCTGAGTGTGACAAACAAACCTGTGAAACATAAGTTGCTGTTAGTGCTGATAGCGAAGCGCTATACTTAAATAATAACTGAGCCAATTGCTCATCCTCAATAAACTTATGGTTCTGAAAAATAAATCCAGCTAAATCCATTAGTTCAGGATCCATTAAGGCTTCCTCTGTTGCTTCTCTAATCTGTAACATTGTGCTAATCATTGGGCTACCTTTCTAAAGTTTTGTGTTGAGCAGTTTTGCGACTTACTCAGGTCGTTTAGGTTTAGGACTTTAATTGCCCCCTAAATTATTTATAGGTATTCGGCTACCGCATTGTAGGTGCTGGTGCTAACTACTTCCTCGTCTGTCATCTTTAGAATACGAATTGCGTTTGACAATTCTTTCTTAGACTCACGATAAGTGCTTGCGTGAATAAACTCGAAAGTGCGTTCTGGCTCTGCTGGCATTTCTTTTTCTGATACTGTCAAGTCAAAGTCAATGTTGAGCGTGTTGTTGTATGAGCGATAGTTAGTGCGAAGGTTAAAAGACTTCTTGACATTTGCCATAGCAAACTCAAAGACTTCTGCTTTCCACTTTTCTACTGCTTTTAGATATTTTGCTTCGTTGGCTTCTTGTGTTGCGTAGTCTGCTTCTAACTTAGCAAGTGCGGCTTCGAGTGCCTTGATGATTTTAAGTGTTGGTACTTTTACATTTATTGCTTTGCTTCGTGCCATTGTGTTTCTCTTTTCTGTTTGTGGGGTATCTATCTATTATAGGGGGAGGGTCTGACATTTTAAGTGAGCAGTTTTAGTTGTCATACTCAGGACATTTTCTTTTAAGGAATTACTTTGCTGTCCAAGTAGTGTAACGAGGTACACCATTAACATCAAGTTTTACACGGACATTACCATTGGCAAGTGGAGTGATTTCTGAAATTGTTCCAGTTACCTTGTTTTTTTGTGTTGTGTAGGTATCGCCTACCTTGTAAGTTGCTGTTGCTACTGACATATTTTTTTCCTTTTCTGTTTGGGTTGTGTATTAAGTATAACATTTCCTACTGACATTTTCCAAATCGTTATCTGAAAAATCTCACTATATGGAATTGTTATTTGGTTATACCTAAGTATGACAGAAAATCTAAGAAATGTCAAATCTTGCTCGTAATTCGGGGGTGATAAATATCACATCTTAAACTTATTTGACATTTGCTAAAATTTGCGCTAGGCATTTTTGTTTTAATCATCACAGTCGCCCCAACAATTACAGCAAACATCTTTCAGTTCAGTCACCGACATATGAGTCGGCTCACTTCCGCACATCCAGCACTCTTGCAAACTCATTGTTCAACCCAACTTTGCAATTCAGGAACATATATATTTTCTATAATCTCCCAATTAGCCTCATCCCAACGGACTTCATTATCCATTACTTTGGCAATTTCATCTATAAAAGTTTGCATAACTGCTTCTGCGTGGTGTCTATTTTTTGCGTCAATATTTACAATAGAAATACTAAGATCGCAAGAGTAGTAGGGTTGCAGCATTGGGTCTGTTATTGTTTGAGTCATAAATTAAGTTTAGCAGGTTTGGGGAAAAATATCAAATTAACCTTAATATAACAATGTGATAAATCTCACATCCCTAGAAAATTTCTGCGGGGAAGCACAGAAATTAACTTATTACTTATTCATCACTATCAACATATACATATAGAGAAATCATCTCATCATGTTTGAAAGTGATAACATCTTTCTCACCAAACTCATCAATGAACTCAATATGATAGTCATCGCCATTGTTGCTATCGCTAATGCCTGTTACTTCAACAACCTCATCTGAGATACCGATTAAATCATTTAGCATTAGCTGATTTGGCATTAAACGATCAGCAAAGATTAGTTCCATAGTTTTTATTGTAGCAGACATTTAGTTATCCATTTCTACGCAGTCCATAAAACATTCCTCGCAAGTATAGCCATCTATTGTATAGTCATCTTGAATATTACAATCGTGTTCAACGCAATCACATTTATTTATTGTCATCCTGCGAACTCCGCATCTAATTCTGCTTTTGACATCTCTGCCCATTCGTTGCCACCCATTAAATATTCTGGCTCGCCAACAATAGACTCGCAATCAGAAAAATCAGGGAATTGGTAATTGCGTACGACTTCCTCAATGTCATTAGTTTCAATGTAAAACTCGTGAGTCATAGTTAGTTTATAGGTATTAGCCATTATTCGTTATCCTCATCTACTGGGTCAATAAACCAATTAAGGTGGTGTTGTTCAATGATAGCCCACGCAGGTGCTTGAGTCAATCCACGCCAGCGTATCTGAAAGTCGCCAACCATAGGCATATCAATTATGCGCTCATAGTCCTCATCATAGGCAGCGTCAATTGCCTCAATACAAGGGGCAACCATTTCTGCGGGGACTGGTGGATAGTGATTACCTTTAAGGTGATAAAGTAATTGTGTTTCTAAGTCTAACGCTGTATCTGCTAATCCAATTGCTGTAACTGATCCCATTATATTTTCTCCTCTATATCTGCGACATATGTTTCTAAATCTTCTGTTTTATAGTCAAACCAACGAACGGCATCTTCTTCATTATCAGCCTCAATAGTTATGAAAGTGGTAAACTCAAATAGTGCCATTACTTACTCACTACCCTTCTGCCTTCACGATAAAATACTTTTGTGTAGCAAACCAATTCGGGAGTGTAAATATTGACAGTTGAGTATTCGTTAGCCGTTCCCCAATCGGTAAACTGAAAAAATGCTTGCCACGCTTTCATTTCATCAGGATAATCTTTTTGCCAGTGTGGGGCATTGTTATCATAGGCGACAGTTATCTTATACATTAGTTTCCTTCTTTCGTTGTGAATAATACTGAGCCTACCATATCGGACTGACAATCGCAGGGTTCATCATAGTCAAACGAACAATAGTAGCAATCCATAAACTCATCGCATACACGGCACTGGTACTTAAATTGTATTTCATCACAATGGATATGAGATATGTCCCAAATTAAATAGTGATCTGTCTTATCTATAACTGTAGCCATAGGGGGCAACCTTCTTTCTTTTTATTTATACTGTAAGCCTACCATAAGCGACTGACATTTTTCTATATTTTATCTTAATCCACCAAAATCTGGGTGTGTTTAATCTCACATCTTAAAGCTTGTGGATAACCTGTGGACGACACGCTAGGGTTTTTTAAATCCCTAATGAGGGGAATCAAAAAGTACATAAAAGAAAATTACAGTAATAAAAATTACAATTATTTTTAACATTAATTATATCATTTCTTAGTCGCAGAAAAAATTATGTCACTCTTAGAGTATACACATAATTTACAAGAAACACAAGCAGATCCAGCAGTGCTAATCAATGGAATTTGTTTATTATTCTCAGGACACTTAGCAGCAGGGCGCCCAATCATTTCTTTAACATCTGCTTGACCAATAGCAAAATTCTTAGCAAGGTATGCCATTCTTACACCACTATTAATTTTTAAATCAACAGCAGTTTTAACATTTTCACTATCAGCAGAAAAATAAAGTGAAAGGTTTTCAATACCTTTAAGAATTAGAGCAGCAGACTTTACACGAGTATAAACCCAAAACTGTACATCAGGATTAAGTTTAATTACATCGGACCAGGCCGTAGTATAAGTATCATTAAAGAAATCGCCGTCCCAATGGATACGAAATAACATTAGAGCGTCTTTCTTAAGACAATCAGCTTTGAAATCAGCAATCATTTCACCGATTAGATTAAGCATAGTTAAGTAATCAGCGTCTTTTAGCAGGGACCAATTATGAAGTAAGTTAACTCTTACTGAGGGGAAGACCTTTTCGAGTTTTCCCGCATAGCAGACTGACTCACATACAGAGGTAGCACCAGGGCACGAGTAAGCCTTTCCAGCAGGTAAACCGAAAGTGTTCGCAATTGCGGCTTGCTTTCCATTTTTTGTGACAAGGTTAGCCACCTTTCTATCATTAGATCGTTTTAGTTTCATTATATCAGCAGTCAAGTGAAAGACTCATTTCTAAGGCAAGATCCTCATTAGTAACAGAATCAGCCAATTCATTTAACCAGCAAGAATCACACACTGGCATATATTCATCAACAGCATTTTCATTACACTTAGGGCAGGTAGTAGAGTAGAACTCATCATAGAATTCATCGTTTTCGAATGTCATAGTGGGGCGACCTTTCTTAGTTGTTATTTTTTAATTGTAGCATTTCGGACTGACATTTTCTACCCTTGCGAGAGTAGACTTTTTTAGAAGGAACAGCAGAGGCAGCATTGCTACGGCGTAATTCCATAAGCCTGCGTAATTCCTCAGTTGTTTTCTTAGTTGACATAAAATAATCTTAGCACACTTAGGGAAAAAATGTCAAATCCTCTTAAAGTGATTAATCTCACAGCTCGACACGCTAGGAAAAATTAGCAGTTTTAAATCTTGCTAAGGATTTTTATTTTATTTTTTAAGTCGTTCAGTTCGCAAAGCAACCTGTAATCTGCGAATTTCTTTTTCTAATTGGATATTGCGTTGCCAAAAAGCAATCATCATTCCAAGCGATCCAGTTAAAGCAATTATAATTGCGATTAGTGTTCCGTTATCTAAAATCATTACACACCCGCCATTTCATCACGATTACAAGCAGTTATGAATCTATTAAAATCAAATCTTGGATTATCCTCTGCGAAGTATCCCGCAAACTCATCAACTAAATCGTGATAAGTAAACTCATCACCGATTAAATCTTTATAAGATGAAAGAATCTGAGCAACAATTACGTAGTCTTTACGAGTCATCATTATTCGGCCACCTTTAGAATTGCGTAAGTGCCATTAGCATTTATTTTATCAAGCACTGGTTTGATAGCAGGCGAAAGTAAATTCTTTAACATACTTTCAAGCATATAGACTTGCGAAACTTCATCAAGTCGCAAAAATTCTTGCGCTACTGGGTGAGTTTCATCAAATTCAGTTACGAAACGGAGTTTGTGTTCTACTTTTATCATTTATTTATTTCCTATTCTTTAGTTATTAAATTGAGTTAGGTCTTGCTCAATACCAAAATCGCATTGGCAAATTTCGACATCGAAATCGTTTCCGTTTCCGAAAAATATTAAACCTGTTGAGTCGCACTCATCGCAGGGGATAGTTAAAACTGAGTTAATCATTAGTTACCTACCTTTACGGCTAAAGTACGGTGAGAGTAACCGCCATTAGAATTGCGAACCTCTACTAAGTAAGACTCTGCGCCTTCATACCATACGGCTTTAGGGTGTATCTGTGCTGAGATGATTTCACCTGTTAGGGTGCGTGAGCGATAGGTCTTGCCGATTAGCAAGTCCTCTATTGTATATATATTTGCTGACATTAGTTGTCACCTTTCTTTAATTCTTTAACTGTATCAGATGGCACTGACATTTTTTCTTGTATTGCTTTAGATTTCAGTAGGGCTTCTAAGCCTATACCTAAAGAGGATAGGCGTTGCGCTTCCACCATTTGCTTATATTCATCAAGTGTCATTTTTTGACCTTTCGTTTCGTTTATAAAATAATTATATTAGGGGGCACTGACATTTTTACCACTTATTTGCTAAGGCTCACTGTGATACTCATCACATTTATTTGCTTAGGCTCATTGGCTAAATTGTTTTTTATTTAATTGTATAAGAGAATCTTATCAAAAAAATGTCAAAAAGTCAAGTTATAACACGGCGTGTCGTAGGTGATTAATCTCACATTATTTATACACAGCCTGTGGATAACTTTTTCCCCTAGGAAAAATTATTCGCCTTTCACGAATAAATAGAAGCCATAAAATAAACAGCTAAAAGAAAAAAAGAAAAGTGCGTTACCACTTACAAAAAAAGTTTGATAAAAATTATTCACATCACACCTCTTCATTTTCTCTAATAGCGTCTTCAAAATCTAAAAGCGATTGGTGATAAGCAACAGGATCGCACTCTCGCAAAATCTGTGAAGCGGTAAAAGATAAATTACCAATTACAAAAGGCTTGTACGATTCGTCAAGCATATCATCAAACCAAGTTTTAATTTCAAAAGCAACATCAAAATCTAACATTATTTTTCTCCTCTAATAGTTCCGTTAATTGCTAATAAATCGCACTCTACTTTTAAGGATGTGCTTTTATTTAATTGTGAAGGTAGCGCAGAAATAAACTCACGCAATTTTGACTCAGTTATGAAAGGCATTTTTTTAGTATTGCCATTATAAGATGTAAGTGTAAGTGTTATCATTTTTATTTCTCCATTACTCTGATGACGGTATCTAAATCTTTTTCGGTAAGCAATACAGCAGCACTACCCCATAGGGCAGAGTGAGCGTGTATGCCATATTTTTCTTTTGCTAAATCATAGGCTAATTGTCTTTTGTCATATTTATCCATTACTTACACTCCTCACAGGTGAACTTAGTGAAATGCTTATCTTTAGCAAATACCTCTAAAAAATTATTATCACAAATTAAGCAAGCGACAAGTGCGGTAGTAGCACGGCGGTATAGATGAGGCTCTGATACGGATAACAGGGCGTTATCTATAACCTCTTGTGTTTTTAGTATAGTCATATTATGACCACCTTTCTTGTTGTTATTAAGCAAGTTTAGCAGAGGGGTCTGACAAATCAGACGAATAAGTATAAAACCAAGTGTGATAGTCCTCACTCGGTTTGTTTAACCAAGCCCAAGCCTCAACGGTAGGGTGAGATTTATCTACTGAGCAGAAGTTATCCCAAGCGTCGCCTGTCCAATTACAAGACAGGCACTTAGATAGATTATGAGAGAGGGCTATCATTGAGATACCTTCCAATCTGTCCACATAGGTAGACGCTCAGGGTCGGTATCGTTATACCAACGCTCAATATTCTGCTCACAATTTTGGCAGAAAGTATATTCTGTATCTGCTACCTCTGAGATAGCGGATTTCATAGGGTTATGCTCAAGGCATACTGTCATTTTTTCTAATGTAGTCATTTTGACCACCTTTCTTTAATTTCTTTATACTGTAAGTCTAACACAGGGGTCTGACAAATTGAGGGGTACAAATAGAATAAAACGGACATTGTGATATACCTCACAAGTGTTATACATCACATATATAAATCGTTATACAATTGTTATAATTATACGGGCGTGTCAATTTGACAGGGTTTATCCACACCCTCTTAACTCACCCTGTGGATAACTTTTTCCTAGGGCGCCTGTGGTGTATATCACATAGAAAAGGGGGATTTGTACGGCGTGTCGGCTTGATTTTGTCAGTACTATCTGCTATACTTCCAGTATTAGATAGTTAAAATATAACTACTAAACGAAAGGTAAATAAAAATGAACCCATTTACAGCACTAATTGACTGGTTAGACGAGAACGCAGACTATGCTCCTATAGGTGCCTTTATAGGCTTAGCAGTAGCAGTTATTCTATGCTTTACGCTTGGAGCCTAATTATGAATACATTGACATTAGAACAAAAGATTTCTAAGGCTGCCCATATGATAGCCAATGGACAGGTAGTATCCTTTAGAGGTGCTTCAGCCGATACATATATGAAGGTTGAGCGTATGGCTAATCGAATTAAGCAAAAGGTAGAATTTCCTCAATGCCCTTGCGGAGAGTGTGAATAAATGATAAACGCAAAACTAACTACAGTAAGCGGATCTACTAAGGGAATGAAATTTGAAACTAAAGAAAATCTATTACAGTTTATAGAATTATTTAGTGATACATTACCATTGGGCACAGCAGTTAATATTGATGCCCCTCTTGCTGGAATCCATTCGGGGTGGATACAGGGCAAGGCTAAAAAAATTTAACCGCCTACCATACTAAAACATTTAGTACCTATTACTATAAATATTTAACCAAATTATGGGCACACTATTGTTTGCGTGTTGTTTATTTTATAACACGTATCATACATCTAGACAAAATATTCAGATTTTAGGTAAACTCAATTTTTAAAATTTTTCAGATTTTGGTGTATAATGAAAACATGGATTATCCTAACCTAACAGCAAAATTATTTTCAGAAACTGTTTGTGCAGAGTGTGAATCTAAACTTATGCAAGTTACAGATGCTATGGGTAGAGAAATTTTTTGGGGAGATCTAGGAAGACCTACTGACGCTTAAGGTGATTCATACTTTCCATAATATTTATAAACCTCATATGGAATAACGGTAGAATCAACCCACCAGTCTTCATGTCCTAGCTTTGCAACTAAAGAATATCCAAGGTTATTTAAAATTTCTCTTTGAGCATCACGTAGCGAAGCATTTTTATAATGGATCATAAACTCATGTTCAAAAGATATGACGGTAAAGCGATATCGTGATAATGGCAGGGCAATTAAACCATTCAATGGTGTTCCAATAGGAGCAATAGGTCTTCCACCTTTATCCATAGGAGATTCAATATCAATTTGAAGATAGTCAATTTGTTTTGGAAAGTTATTTTCTTCAAAATATTTTAGATAATCAAATGTAGTAGCATCTTGCATTAAGCAAGGGTTTTTGCGAACGGCATTGTAATCATCAACATTTTTCTGATCTAAATCAAAACCAACACCTATCCAATCATATTCACTTTCCATCTTATAAGTTGTATTACCATTAATAGGACCAGCTGATCCCATTTCTACATAGTATCCATTCTTTTTATAATCTAGGATATCTAAAGCAAATGAGTCAGAAGATCTCATAGCTTCATTTTTTTGTCTCATATGAATTTCAAGTTCTGGTCTAGTCATATTATTAATTTTATTAATAAGTTGTTCCATCTGGTTCCTCTATTTCGCTAAAGAGTTCTTTATTTAAAAGAACTGGACTTTCTTTTGATCCTCTTACAAAGCATGTTGAAAAATATCGGGGGAGATCATTAGTAACAGCTAATGACTTATGCAGGATATTCCCACCATGCATAACTAAAGATCTAGCTTTAGGCTTATGTATAATACCTAACTCTGAATACTCAAGTTCTCCTCCAGCATAATCGTCATTATAGTATAGACATATACCGTATCTGATGTGATATGGCTCATCCTTTAGCCAATAATCCCTGTGCTCTTGAATAGCAGCACCTTCTCTATATCTCTGAAGCGCAACTGAGCCTACATACAATAATGATTCAAATAAGTTATTTATCTGACTATCTATTTCTTTAAATACTTCTGGCTTCTCACCGTTATATTGTTTTCCATAGAAAAATCCATTTTTATAGTCATCATCAGGAGATAACCACCATAACTCTTCATCCATATTAGATGCAAAATCTAAAACTTCTTTTTGTTGCTCGATAGTAATAAAATCTTCTATCTCATATAGATCAGGAGAAATTAAATTAATTTTCATATTACCATTTTCCAATCGGACACTTAGCTTGTTTTAAAGTTGATTTTAATTTCATAAAACATCCACATTGTTTACACTTAACCAGGCGTTTATTAAAAAATGGACATTCGTTACAAATTGCTAATCTATGTTCAATTAGTTCTCTATCACTCCTTGGTTGCAAAGGATCAAATAAATCACTAAATTTTACATCATCAGACATACTTCTATTATAGCGTATAAGGCTATAGCAACCGATTTAAGACATGTTTGGGAGTTTCTCCCATAGATTGTCTATAGGGGGTTTGTATATCCTCTATTTCGGCGAATTTAAATCGGGCGAACTTATATCCCGTCGTATTTTAATAAATTAATAGTATAATAAAACTTATGAGCGTACAAGACTGGGCAGCATTAATTTTGAGTGTATTGACCATAGTCGGTATAATGGCTGCTGGAATTAAATTTCTTGTAAAACATTATCTCATCGAACTTAAACCCAATTCAGGCTCATCAATGAAAGACCAAATTTCAAGACTTGAACAGCGTATTAACGAAGCTGATGTAAAAAGATCAGATATGAATAAAAAATTAGACCATATGTACGATATACTTTTAGACTATATTGCAAAATCTAAATAACTACTATATATAAGATATCTTCTATATATAAACCTTTAAAAATAGTTCTTTTTTCTTATATATATTTAGTATACACTATTACAGTCCTGATTTCTTATTTTTTACACCTTGACAAATAACAATCTTATAACAATTTACTTTATAACTTTTTGTTATCTATTATTATAACGTTTTGTTACTTTAATATACATGATGTCCGATATGATATAATTTAGATTGACTAATACCTTGGTTGTCTTATACCCACCACCTTGGTATTAGTCATTTTTTATGGTATAATCAAGATTATGAGTACATGTGGTCCTGAGATTTTTGGTGCTGATCCCGTTAGAATTAAGTGGAACGTGGTTAGAGGAGATACTGCGCCTTTGCGTATTGAATTCTTAGAAGATGATGAGACTACTTATTTTAATACATCTGATTGGGATTACAAGGCTTCAAGCTATGATCCTAAAGGTGATATTATTGATGAACTTGAGGTAGTTCCCCATAGCGGATATGTCGACATTACTGCTCCAGCTTCAATTACAGAATATTGGGGAACTGGATATAAAACAGCAGTAGCTGAATTAATATTTGATTTACAAATAATTATTGATGGCGATACTACATGGACTCCAGTTATTGGAACTATTCATGTTATCGGGGATGTCTCTGGTACATTATAATGGCAGTTATTAAAGTCACATCACCAAGACCTGAATTACCATCAGTTATTAGAATTAAAAATAAAACTTTTAAAGTTAATAAATAATATAGTGATACCACTCAAAATAATGGTATAATTTCTTTATGACAACTCATGCACTTGCATCACTTACTACCTCAGCCACAAGAATTACACCAAATGGAATTCATTCAGGAATGGACATAACCATTCAAAATGTTGATGAAACAGCCATTGTGTATCTTGGTGGAGAAGGTGTTACTTCTAACAGTTATGGTTTTAAACTTAATCCTTTAGAAGTTTTTTCGGCAGAACTTCCTGGAGCAGATGCTCTTTATGCTCTTTCAACAATTAATGCAAGTAAAATTGCAATATTGAAATTTGGTTTAGAGCAGGGAGCCTAATATGGCTAAGTTTGCTGCAAAAGGATTAAAAGGAGATACTGGTGCTCCAGGACTTAATTT